ATAGCTGCAAGTGCTTTAGGTTCTCTATTCATTTGAGAGTCTATAAGTCCAGCAATAGATGCTTTCATCATTGTATTACCACCTTTAACATCAACAACTTTACCTGTCATTTCATGTACCATCTTTTGCTCTTTAAGTTCTGTATCCTTAATATCTTTTATTGCACCCATTATCATTTTAATAGCATTCATTTTAGTTGTGTAAAGAGAAGTTCTATTTTTTGTAGATTCTGTTTCTATTTCTACTTTCTTAGGAAAGGCTTCTAGTATTTCTCTAGTTCTTCTTTCAGACTTCTTTATTTCAGTATCTATCTCTTTGATAAGGGAGTTCATTTTAGCTATATAAGGTTGATACTTCTTTTCCATTTCAGACATTTGCTTTTGTGAACCATCATAGACAACCTTACCGCCGAAATATGAAGTAGAAAAGGTATCAGAATTTTCTCTAGTTTTTCTAGGAAAAAGTATCATAAATAAAACCTCCTTTTTGATAACTTCTAATATCTTCGTGTTTTTGACTATTTTGTGAGGATACGAAACCGATATATAGAGGTGATTTAGAATGAAAGATTTATTTTATAATTCATATTACGATAAAGAAAATGATGTTTATAATTTACTTATGTATAATACAGAAACTGGTGAGCAATATGTAAAGAAGATACAAAAACCTAAAGTATCTGTATATACTGTAAAAGGAGAAGTACCAAATTACTATAGAGAAACTATGAACTTAAATGATTTAGATGAGCATAGAGTTTCATATAAATGGAGAGGATTTGAACTTGCAAAGATACTAGGAGAAGGGGATAGTTTTAGAAGAGCTTTAAAAGAAAGAAAGATAAAGTATGACCATATCTTTTTGGATAGAAGATGTATAGGTTCAGACTTACCTATAGAAGACTTAACTATTATGAGTTATCTTGATAGTCTAGGTTATGAAGAAAAAGATGGAGTCAAAGATTACAATGACTTACCACCTATTAAGAATATCAAGAAAGGTTATTACGATATAGAAACTGATGTATTAAATATAGATGAAGAAAGATTACAACCTATTATCTGTAGTACATATTATGACGCTCATACAAATACAGCTTCTGTATATTCTATTATAAGAGATGACTTTAAAGGACAAAAGGATATAATAAAGGATGAAGCTAAGTTTGTACATGATTTTAAAGCAAAGCTTATAGAGCATATAAATGACGCTCAAATGGGAGAGAAAGCAAGACAGCTACTTGCTCCTAAGTTTATAAAGCTTGTAGAAGAGATGAAAGTTGTAATACATTGGTTTAAAGAAGAAAAGAAGATGATAGAGTTTTCTTGGCACGATATGATATATAACTTCAAGCCGATGTTTTTAGGTATATATAATGCTGTATACGATATAAGACATACTGAGTATAGAGCTGAGGAGTTAGGAATAGACAAGTCAAAGCTGTTCTGTCATAAAGATGTGGGGAATACATTTTATTTTAATTACTTTAATGAAGACCCAAAAGCCGCTAAAAGAAGACACAATTATGATACAGCTTCTTATACAAAGATTATATGCTCACAAATAACTTACTTCGGTCTTCGTCCTCAAGACCAGCTTGAAAGAGAGTCACTAGACGCTGTCGCTAAATTTGAACTTGGATTTGGTAAGTTATCTTATGCTCATATAACAGACTTCATTGGAAGATTACCATATTTAGATTTTATAACTTATCTTATGTATAATATGATTGACGTTATTGATATGGCTTTTCTTGATATGAAGACAGATGATGTAAACTCACTTATTACTAGAAGATTTATAGTAAGAACTGAATATGGAAGAGTATTCTCTCCTATGACATCAGTTACTAATACATTCTATCACTTATGTAAAAGAATGGGTTATATTATGGCAAATGATGTTAATAAGCTTATTATGACAAAGAATGAATCAGCTGAAGCTATAATGGAGAGACTTCGTGAAGCTGATGAAGCTATTGAGTCAACTTATGATGTACTTACAAATAGAATACAAATAGCTGGTGGGCTTTGCTCAGACCCAAATAAGTTTAAAAAGAATATGACACCATTTCTTGAAGATTTGGTAAATAATAAATTCTTAAGATATGTGATGGACGCTGACGCTGTATCTATGTATCCTATGATAATAGAGCATACAAATGTATCTAAGGATAGTTTAGATGGTAGAATAGAAACTGTAGATAAAGATACAAATAAAGTTGAGAAATGTACTCAAGCACTTATATCTAAAGAGCTTGACGAAATAGGAGAAGCTTTCTTTAATCTTCCATCTGCAAAAGAGATAGCTTCTAAGTTCTACAATATTGAAGTTAATATTCCTAAGATTAGAAAGCATGAAGATGGAAAGCTTTTACATCTTGATGAGGATAGATACAAAAAAGCTGAGATAGTAAGAAAGATACTTGCAAAACTTGATAATGTAAAGATAGACGCATCAGATATTAAAGCTGGGATACTATCTACCTTGGGATATTTTCATATAAAAAATAATATGTCTAATATGCTTATAAACGGTTCTTTATACGAGATAGACTTTATACCTGATAGTAATTTTAAATATAAATCTTTAGGAGATTTATTTACATTAAAAGATGATGAAGATGGATATATATTTAAAGTAGACGGTAAATACTATTCTGATATGTCAACTTATTTAAAACCTCATAGATTTCCAAAACTTGGGATATATGTAAAAGAGAAACTTCCTAAAGAAACTATAAATCGTATTCAGAATAATAACTACACTATTGAGACTATAGAAGTTGCTGATAGATTTATAGATGTTACAGGAAGAACTCATATCTTCTTAACTGATGAAGATGTATATGTATCGGTATACAATAATAACTTATTTGAATTTGAGTATTCTATTAAAGTACCTAAGTTTGGAGAATTTAAAATAAGAATACTATCAAAGACATTACAATATAGAAGATAAAAAAAAATATGAGAGGAGATAGAACTATCATATAGTGTGACGCACACGTAGTTAAAATTTTTATAACAAAATAAGATTTTTTAATATATTTTTATTAGTTCTATCTCCTCACATTTATAATGTATAATTAAAAATAAAGATGTGGAAGAACACAGAACCTATATGTAGAATATTAGGAAGGTATTTATACGGCAAATATAAAAGATATGGGCTTTATGCCCATATCACAAACACCCCTTTAGTTAAAAATTAATACAAAAGGAGGAATTATAATGCCGCTTAATAGAAACGAAAATGATGAGCAATATGCTAAACTTCGCAATAAGCTTACGAATAAAGTATATGGTATCACTCCTGATTTATCTACAATGATGGATAGTTCAGACGACGTCGGATTTAACTTCGGTGGTAACTCCATTCAAAATACAAGTGGAAATGGAAATATTATAGATGCTAAAATAAGAAGTGGTAGAAAAGAGACAGACTTAGAAACTAAGTTTGTTGAGACTATGGAGAAGCTTGGGGAAAGATATGTAAACTCTATGCCTTATAATGAGAGAACTAGACTTATCCGTGAGTCGAACTATATGCTTACTCAGATGCCTCAGTTACACACTACATTTCTTAATCTGACTAAGTTTATACTGTCTCCTGATAACTACTCAGAAGATAAGATAATACAAGATATATATTTAAAGACAGATAGTGCTTTTACTCAAGCTGATATTGAAGCTATACTTGAAGAGAGAGGTCTTTATAAGCACATAAAAGATTGTATACTTGCTTCTCTTGAAATAGGATATAGAAATATAGAGCTTATGCCTTTACAAGATGTAGCAAATAAGTTACTTGATAGAATAGACGGGAAAACTAATAAAGAAGCAAAGCAACTTATAGAAGGTAAGATGAATAATGTAAATGGTACTAGAACTCCAAATATATACGCTTCAGCTCAAACTAATCTTGATAAGTATGATGTGACATTTTATGGAGAAAGTGAAAATGGTACAGTTAGTAAAACTGTAATACCGGGTTCATTTGTTCGTATGTATAGAGAATGCTTTACGCACGGAACTATAGCACAAAGAAATGAACTATCTTCGGTTGTGTATGACGCTGTAGATGATGCTTTAGGACTTGGTAAATACAATAATACTTATGAGCTATATGCTGAGTCTTATGCAAGACCATATAATACAAATGAAAGACAAAAGAGAATAGAAATGATGGCGTCTCAATTCTTCTCAGAATCTCCATATTCTGTAGGACATAGAGAATACATACTATCTCACATGCACAATAAACTTATGGGTAAAAATAACTATGAGTCTTTCTTCACATCTCAGATTGATAAGACAAAGGCAAAGTCTTTAAGAAATGCTACGTTTTATGGAGAAGCAGACGATGCTACAAATGCTGAGTTTAAGAAAGCTTTATCAGAGCTTAAGAAAAGTGCTAAATCTAAAAGAAAAGCAAGAATAAAAGATATGGCTGGTTGTTATATACAAGAGCTTGATGATGAAAGAACTCATCCTGTTATAGTTAATAAAGAGCTTATAGGAGTATATCATATAGATACTTATATGGATTATGCTTTAAATAAAACTCAAGTTCATAATATAAATAACGTTATAGGTTCATCTAAGATATCTGATAGTGCTGATTATAGAGATAATCCTTTAGTGAGAAAGGATATAATAGAAGGACTTTCTAATATCTTAAAATCTCACATGGATACAAATTTTATAACTGAGAATAGAAGAATACTTGGAAGTATATTAAAAGTTCTTGAAGAGCATGACATGTATCAATCACAATTCAGAGTAAGATTCATACCAAGAAAGTATTTAGTTCCTTTCCAAAATGAAGAGTCAAATAACGGTATAGGAAAGTCTAAGCTTTTATATGCAAGAATACCTATTCTATTCTGGACACTTTTACAACAAGATAAGATGATGACAAAGCTTTTTTATGAAAAGGATAAACTTGCTATAAAATATAAAACTACTTTTGCACAAAGCTTATTTAATGATAGAGAAGATGCTATGGAAATATTTACGGATTTATTTCCATTACCTTCTGAGCTTACAGACTTTACAAGAGTACATCAATCTATGGCGACTATTGGAAGACTTTTAATACCAGTTGATAAAGGTGGAAATGAGCTATTCTCTATTGAAAGAATAGAGGGACAAAAGTATGATACTTCAAATGATGACTTTATGAAACAGCTTGAAGATATAATAGAAAATATTATAGGTTTCCCATTATCATCATTAAATCAAGCTGAAAAGAGCTATGATTATGCTACGTCTATTATAGCACAAGACGGTAGACTTACTCAGATGATAACTGACTTACAAGCTCACTATCAACCTATGGCTTCAGAACTTGCAACTAAGATAGCAAGATATGAAACTGGAGAAGACGATATCTATGTCGATATCACATTCCCAGCTCCTAAGCTTTTAACTTCTAATATCAGCAATGATAATGCACAAAAGTTCAATGAAACTGTAAATAATATGATTAATATGTATTATGGTGAAGAATCTGAAATACCTTCTGAAAAGAAGCTATTTATAAAAAGAGAAATTGTTAAAGAGTTATTCCCAGCATACGACCATACTGATATACTAGAAGCGATAGAAGAAAAATGGAAGGCACACAAGGCTACATTTATGGATAGTTTAGGTGCAAATGGTGGAGAAGAATAAATATATAATTGGTGGGGTTTATCCCCACCATAACTGCCGTTTACGAACATTTTCTTAGTTTTAACCTGCAAAGGAGGTATAATAAATGGCTGGTAAAAAAGAGTCTACTTATATGTATAACGCCAAAATGAGTATGAGAAATCTTGGTAATGATTTAGCCTCATCTTATTTTACGAATACAATAAATACAGCTTCAGATGTTAAAAATGGATATCAAGAGGTTGTAAACAGCAAAAAGTCTTCCGGCTTTAACGGAATTAAAAATAGATTAAAACAAACTGCTCTTTTTAAATTTGCTTCAGATTTAACAAAGAATGCGTTTGAAGGATTAAGAACTGGTAAGTTTTATAAATCTGATGATGATTTATTTGGATTTGATGAGTCAGCATTTGACTTTGATTTCGATACATCTTCATCAGGTGGAGATTTTTTCTATGATGATAGTGGGGACGGTACCCCACAACAGGCTAGTTCTGAGCCTGCAAAGTCATACAGTGGAGATATGGCTACATTTGGTGCTGTCGGAAAACTTGCAAAGTCTATGACTGGTGCGTCAAAAGCTTCTTCTAATGCTGTAATAAATGCAACTGTAGAAGGTTTATTTAAGACAGCTCACTCTATAAACCAAACTATTGTATCAGCAACTTCTGATTTAAAGGCTGAGGTTATAGAGCATAAAGGGTATTTAAAAAGTATAGCAGAGACAGCTAAAGAGCAATTAGTACAACAACAAAAGCTGGTTGCACTTCAAACTGAAATGCTTACTGAACATAAAGCAATGAAGGAAATGTTTTCTGATTACATGCTTCCTAAGATTAATAAAAAGGAAGATGAAAGAGAAAGAGGAGTTCCTGAATGGTATAATGCAATAAGAAAGGGAGATATGTTGACTGCAGGTAAATCTGCAGCGGGAGAAGCTTTCCGTGCAATAGATATGGAAAAGACTCAAGGTGCATTTGGACTTGCTAAAGCCATGCTACCAATGCTTCTTATGACTATGGGTGCAAATCCATTTAAGTTCATCAAAGACTTCGTTATTGAAGGTAAATTGAATAAATGGTTTGGTATTGATAAGGTTTCTCAAAAGATTGAAAGAATGGTAGGTTCAACTCAAGACTTTGCAAATAGACAATTTCAAACTATGAGCTTATCATCTAATGCAACAGCAAGAGCTGTTGGAAAAGCACTTATGGTTAAACCTGAATCTTTAGATAAGGTCGCTACAGATAAATACGATAAGTCAGGAAAAGTATTCTTTGATGGTGCAACACGTGAAGCTATCGTCAATGTAATCCCTACTTATTTATCATCTATGGTATCTTTACTTTCAGGTAAAGAAAGAACTGTATATGATTATGATAAAGGTGTATTTAAAACTATATCTCAAGTTAAGCAAGAGTTTCAAGATAATCGTCCTAAGCTTGATTATGAATATGAAAGACTTGCTGAAATTCTTAAGAAGAATATGAAAGATGATGATAGAAAAAATCTCGACGAAGAAAGATTCTTAAAGCTTACAAAGTACATGATGGAAAATATGTCTAAGGCAGGATATGATATATCTACACTTAAAAATCATAACTATAATGATGCTAAGCTACATATGGACTTAAAAGACGACCAACTTTCAGAGTCAGATTTTTATAAACTTAGAGATTTAATGTATAAAGCAGAAACTAACAAAGATACATCTGATAGTTTCTGGTCTATTAATAAGTCTACTAAGAACTACGTCTGGGACAGAAATAACTACAATGTGGAGTATGCACAAAAAGCACGTATGAATGGTGGTATAGCAGCGTTTAACCGTTCAGACTTACTAGACCAAGGGGCTGTAGTTGGGTTCGGTGGTGGTAAAGGTAGAAAGATGACATTTAACTACCAAAACCCTATGGCTGGAGAAAACGTTGTAGACATGTCAAGAAAAGACGGTAAAGTAGGAAATATATTTGGAACTACAATGTCAGATGATGAGATTGCTCTTACAAGAGAATTTATAAAGGATAACATGGGTTCTCTTCTAGGTTTATTTAAAGCTAATATGGCAAATGCTTTAAAAGACTTAGCTGATACTAAACTTGGAGACAAGTTAGGATTAAAAGAAAGTGAAGTCTATAAAAACCTTATGAAGACATCACCGTATGAACTTGAAGCCATTATTGGACATCAAAGAAAGATTGAAAGAATAATATCAGGTAAACTTGCAACTGAAGTATTCAATCAAGAACTTGATGACTTTAATGTGACTGAAAAAGATAAAGAAAGAATGGCAGATGTTTTAACTGACCCAACTCTTTCTGAAGATGAAAGAACTAAGAAAGCTAAAGCTATACTATATCATTCATCTGAGTTTAAAAAGAAGCTTGAAGAGTTTAAAGGTAAGTTTAAAGACAAAACTGGTATTGATATAGATGAGAAAGTAGAGTCTGTACAAGACGCTATAAATGACGCGAAGATAACAGCTACTGATGTTGCAACTGGTGGAACAGCAACAGACATTGGAGAAAAGGTTGATAATGCTAAAAAGACTATAAAGGATTATGCGTCAAAAGCTGGAGACATGGTAAAAGATGCTACAAGCTCTGGTGTAGCTAAAACTAAAGAGTTTTATGAAAAGAATAAGGAAACTATTTGGAATGTATCAAAAGCCGCAATGATAGGTGTTGCAGGTATTGGTATCTTTAAGACATTAAAGAAATCAATGGTTGGACCTTTAATTGGTATGACAGGACTTGCATCTCCCATAGCACTAGGAGCTATCGCACTTGGTGCTGGAATATACGCTTATAAGAATAATATATTTGATAAACTATTTGGAGATAATAAGAAAGCAAAAGAACTTCGTGAAAAGACTGGAAGAATTTTAAAATCTACTCTAGTAGTAGGTGGAGGAATAGCTGGTATTTCAGGTATACTTTCTCTTGCAACTCCGTTAGGTTTCATAGGTCCAGTTAACGCAGCTCTTGCAGGACTTGCTATATCAATAGCTGGAGAGTCAAAAGGATTTAAGAAATTCTTATTTGGAACTGAAGAAGGTTCATTCTTGTCAAACTTAAAGGTTTGGATGATAGGAGATAAGGAATCTGGTAAGAAAGGTATACTTACAAAGATGACAGAAAAGGTTACTGGTTTCTTCTCAAAAGGATTTAAGTCTATGGGAAGATGGTTTAAGCTTGATGTGTGGGAACCACTTAAATCAACATTTAAACCAATAAAGGACTTTATGTCAAATACAGCAACTAAGATACTTGGAAGCTTTACTGGACTTGGAGATAAACTTACAGGTTCATTTACAGCAGACTTCGTAAAGCCTTTCTTTGCTAAAATGAAAGAAAAGGTTATAGACCCAGTTGCGGGATTCTTTAAAAAGATATTTGGTGGAATATTTGGTTTCTTAGGAAAGATAATAGCTGCACCATTTAAAGGACTTAGAACTCTTATTACTGGACAAACTGACAGCACTGTATTTGCTAGTAACTATGGTTCATCAAATGCACAAGTTGCTGAGAAAGCTGAATATAAAGCTAATATGTCAGCTAAAGAAAAATTATGGAATGATAATAAATATAAAATGACATCTTTAAAGGATATAGATAATATTGAAGGTTTATCTAAGAAAGATAAGAAAACTCTTCGTAAGATGTATGTCAAAGAAAAGATGAGAGAACACGAAGAAGCAAACGCTGTTCAAAAAGCAAAAGAAGAAGACGAAAAAGATAAAGAAGGAAAATCAGGACAAGGTATCTGGGATACAGCTACTAAGTATTATTTTAATCAAAATAAAATAACTTCTAAGATATTCGGTGCATTTATGGGTAACTCAACTCTATGTGGACTTGCCGCTCTTGCACAAGCAATATCAGCTGTACTTGATACTAAGGTAGAACCTGCAATGCTCGCAAAAAGGTCATTTGGTTGGGTAGGTTCAAGAGATGGTGTATCACCTGAGTTTATGCTTGAAGTTTGTCGTAAGTTCGGTATAGGTGCAAGATATATGAAAAATCCTAAAGCTGAGACTATGAAAAAGATTTTGAAGAAAGATACTATAATGATAGTCGAAGTTGATGATTTTGAAACTGACAATCTTCACTACTTAGTAGTAAGAAGAATTGAAGGCGGAATGGCATATTATTCTGACCCTGCAAGAAGAAAGAATATGGTTGTATCTGTAGACCTTCTTGAAGCTAAATCAAGAAGAGCAGTTTATCTATATAGAAAAGCTGACACTTCATCTCAAGTTGCAACTGGTGCACCAAGTGTTCCTATAGCTAAAGAAGCAGAAGTAATAGACCCACAAAAGATGGTAAACGAAGCTAAAGAAGCTCGTATGAATGGTATAGTAGGAACAGTAAAAGATTTAATAAACAAAGCGAAAGGAAATGTAGCAAACACTAAAGCATCTGATAGTGCGGACGCTGATGAGATATTAGAAGCTGATGGTTCTAAAGTTAAACCCGGTTTAATATCTAAAATAAAAGGTTTATACAATTCTGCAAAAGATAGAGTTGTAGGAGCGGCAACTTCTGCGAAGGAGAAACTTCTAGGAGCGACTTCTAAAAAGAAAGCGGCTGAATATATGACTGGTAAAAAGTCAGACTTATACATAATGCTTAAGGATTGGAAGAAGAAGTATCAAGAAGACGCTATAAGACTTAAAGAAACGATAGAGCTTCAAACTTCATCTCTTGCATATAATGCTGAGTACATCAAAAGAATACTTGTAAAAGTTCATGGAGATATACCGGGATTTGGAGATAAGGATATAAAGAATAGACACTTCTCAAAACTAGGAAACTGGTTTAAAAGACAATGGAGAAGAGCTAAAGCTTTGCCGGGTAAAATAATGTCTTTCTTGTATACTAAATTCTTACAACCTATATGGGACGCTACTAAGAAAACATTTGGAGCATTTAAGTTATTCTTATGGAATTTCCCTAAATGGATATTCAAACAAGGATGGTCTAAGATAGTAAAACCAATGCTAAACCTTGGACTTAATATGATTAAAGGATTCTACGGAGCATTTAAAAATGTTGTAGGTTTCTTTAAGGATATAGCTGTAGGATTTGTAAAAGGTGTTGGTACAGTATTTAGAATGGCAGTTAAAGGTCTATTTGATAGTGTAGTATATACTATAACTCATTTAAAAGATATTATGACTGGTGTAGGTAAAGCTATATGGACAGCCGTAAAAGGTGTAGGACACTTTATTAAATGGGGAGTAGAAGCTATCGGTTCTACTATTAAGTGGACGGTAGAAACTATAGGAAAAGGTATAGGTTGGCTTATAACAAAAGCTGTTGACTTAGCTGGATTTGTAGGTAGGTCTATAATGGGCTTATTCGGAATGAAGCGTAAGGCTGCACTTCAAGAAGTCTTTGTTGTCGGTGGTACACTAGATAGCGTAAGAGTTGTTGAAGTTGTTAAAGCTGTTGGTGCGGTAGATTTAGAATACACTGAATCTTTAGAAAAGAAATTAGGTCCGGGTGCTGGTGTTATACAAAAGGCTATAAGGTCAGGTAGAAGCACTTGGGAAAGACTAACTGGAAGAAGAAAGTCCCCTAATATGAAATCTGGAGAAGAGTATGCTAAGATTGATAAAAAGCAAGATGCTGAAGCTCAACAAGCAATCGCTTATGTTGATGGAGAAGGTAAACCAGCTGAAGAAAAGAAAGAAACTTCTTGGTGGGAAAAACTATTTGGAGGATTAATTCTTGGATTTGCTGCTTGGAAGACTGGACTTTTAGGAACAATAGTTGATGCTTTGAAGAGTGGTTTCGGTTCTGTAAAAGAGTGGCTTAAAGGATTCTTCTTTGGAGACGATAACGACCCTGATAAGATTGCTGACCAAGATAAAGACCGTAGTGATAAGAACGCATTTGGATATGGTACATTTGGTAAAGGTATAGAAGGATGGGATAAGACTTTAGAAAATGGACTATTCGGACTTAGAGGTGGACACATAGATAGAGGACTTCAAAAAGACCACGCTATTGTAAGTGGTGTTCATGCGGTAGTAAAACCTCTACTTAAAGCTGGAGCTAAGATTGGACTTACACAAGCCGCTTATCGTGGTGGTAAGGCTATGACTACTGCGGCATTTAGTTGGGTTAAGACTCACTTTCTTGACGCTGTTAAGACTTGGTTAAAGTCGTCTAAAGTTGTCAAATGGTTCTTCTCGACTAGAATGGTTGAAGGTATAATTAAGTTCTTTGCTAAATTCGGAGAAAAGGCTGCAAAAGATGGAGCAAAAGCTGTTGCTAAAAACACAGCAGAGACTACATTAAGAAGTGCGGCATACGTTGCTCCACCAGTAGGATTTATAGTTGACGCATTATTCTTCATAGGAGAATTCTTATGGGGTATGTGGAAATCGTCAGACATAATGGGTCTTAATAGTAATAAGGTTACATGGTCTATGAGACTTGCTGTTGGGTTTGCAAATGCACTATACGGACTTGCTACAACAAAATGGTTCTTAGCTTGGGTACCTTTTGTATGTCCGATAGATTGGATAGCAAGAAACGCTTACTATTACATTTTTGCAAGTGATGAAGAAAAAGCAGAATACGATAAAAACCATGAAGAATGGGAAAAGGATATGAAGAAACTTCTTGAAGAAGAAGAAAGAAAGAATAAAGACCAAAGAGCGATTGAGGAAAGACTAGCAAAAGAAAGAATGAAAATCGTAGACGGTGCTATGGATATAAATGATGATAGTGGTTGGGATTACAAGCCTATGACGACTACAACTAATTTAGACGCTGAGGCGGCTGAAGTTGAAAGTCAAAAGAGACTGGTTGGAACACCTGACGCTGAACTTAAAAAACAAGCACTGGAACAAAGTAGCAAATATACAAAAGAAGGTAAGGAAGCAGAAGATAATAAAAAGAGAGCTGAACTTGAAAAGAAGATTGCTGATAGAAAGGCTGAAGACGCAAGACGTGAGGCTGAAAGAAAAGCAAAGAAAGAAGCACAAGAAGCTAAACATAATGAAGCTAAGAAAAGAATGTTAGGTGAAATGTATGGAGATGGACCACTTACTGGTTATGGTTCTATAAGCGTTATGACTGAAGAGCAAAAGAAGAAGTTAAAAGCTGGAAATAACATGTTCAACAGAATGGTCGGGAAAAATGTCGGACCTAGTCCTATGGAAGCTGCGAAAGAAGCTATCAAGAATGGACAAGACCCAAATGCTGCCGCAAAAGCTGCTGCTGATGGACAATCTGTAATTGCAGATAATGTAACATTACCAGCTGGAAGTGACCCACTTAGTACAGATACAACTACTCAAAGTGCAGACTCGGTAGTATCTAACATTCGTGATTATGAAGCAGGACCATCAAATGCTATGACAGACGCACTAAATGCTGCAATGTTTGGTGGAAATGCAAGTTTCATTAAGAACTTAAACCTTACTGCTCTTGCAAGTAGTATTGGTGGTATGTTCGGAATAGATATGTTTGGTAATAGTTTAAACTCTGGAGATGCTGGTGGTACTGATGGTGGCGGTATGCCAAGTGGAGTTGTGGATTATGGTAAAGCAGACACAAGTGGAGTGAAATCTCTTATGTCTAAGTATCCATCATATAAACCACAAATGATTCAAGCTTGGAATACAGCTAAGAATTTATTTGGACTTAATACAGCAAGAGACTTATTTAGAATATCGTATTCAGAATCTGGATGGAATCCTACTATTGTAAACCCATCACAATATCCAGCGGCTGGACTATTCCAAGTAGTTCCGGGTTCTCGTGTTGAATGGGGATTTGATGGTAGAAACGATAACCCAATAAACCATACTCCAGAAGACCAAGTTATCCGTGTCGGAAAAGCAATGATGAAAAAGATGAAAGAAAAAGGTAGAGACCCTGTATATAAATATATGTATAGAGCTCTACACTTGCCTGTCAGCGTAAACCAAGATGACAACTGGTATTACTATGGTAAAAACGGTCCTCGTCCAAGTTGGTATACAGCTAATAAAGCTCTTGACTTAGATGGCGACGGTTATGTGCGTAACTGGGAAGTCGAAAGACATGGTATGAAGAAATGGGCGTCAGCTGATGCTTCTGCGAGACTTCTAGGTTTTGAAGGATTCGTTGATGGTTCATCTGCTTCAGCTTCTAAGAGCACTGCTATAAAACCACCTACTACAGCTAATATCTTAGCTAAAGGTATAAATGATGCTCTTAAAGAAAAATCAAGTGACAAAGATAGCAGCAACGTGAAAGCTGGATATGGACCTATGCGTCATGTAAATCAAACTTCTCCAAAATGGAATAAACTCTCAATGGGTGGAATGTCATTTAAAGAAGCTGGTTGTGGTCCTGCTGTTATGGCTATGCTACTTGATAAGCTAGATATTAAATATGATATGGCTGAACTTGTAAGAAAGGCTGTTGCTATGAAGCAAGGTCCTATGGGTGGAACACCTATGAAGTATTTTAAAATTGTACTTGCTGAGCATGGGGTATCATCTGCTATACTTGCGACAAATGTTGTTAAGACATTTATTAGTGAGCTAAAAGCAGGTAAGTCTCCTATACTTCTTACAGTATCATCAACTGGCTCTCCTCACTTTATAATAGGTAAGGAGATAAAAAATGGAAGACTATACATCAATGACCCAGAGAAGACAAGTTCTGATGCTATTACTCTAAACGATATAAGACTTCGTAAAGCGAAAGCTATACTTGTTTATAAAGTTAAGGGTAGTGTAAAGAATAAACTTAGAACTGCGATTGATGTGGTTAAAGGTGGATATGGTGCAGTTAAATCTTTTATAGCTCCTAAGTTTGAAGGATTCGGAAATGCTAGAGAAGCTATTTATAATGTCGTAGAGCGTATGGTTAAATCTGGAGCTTACGGACCTGCTATTATAAATAATACTACTAGCAATAATTTCGATGATGCAACTAAGGTTATAAAGGCTGTAAAACATGCACAAAGTAGTAGTAAGAATGTAACTGATTTATTATCATCTATTGACTCTAATATAGAAAAGATGACCAAATCTGGAACTAACGAACAAATTGGTGATGGTAGCATATTATCTTCTATTCTAGCAGAAGTGAAAAATACTAACGCTTACCTTGCTAAACTTATTGAAGTTATGGCAAATGCTGTAAGTGGTGGCAATTCAAAACTTACTGTAAACGGTAGAAATATTATGACTACTGTCGGTGGAATACCACAACCAGTTACGAACGGAGTTTCACCTGACACTGTCGATTTCTATAGAACTGTAGATAGAATAGTAAGAGGTCAGGCATTATAATATAATTGGGGTGGGCTAGTCCCACCTCATTAAATTATTAAGTAAGGAGGTATAATATATGTACGAAGAACAAGAGCTACCAGCTGGAACAGGTACTGGAAAGAAATCTGGTGGAAAGGGTAAAGGTTCGGGTGGCGGTAAGTCATCAGGTGGAAAAGGTTCATCAAAAGCAGCGGCACATGCAGCGGCGTCTAAAATACCGGGTTCAAGTGCAGCAAAACATGGTGTACCTAATGCTCCACGTGGTGCAACTGAAAGCGATATACCAGCAAGAAGTAAGGGAGATGCAGACTTAGTCAGAAGATTACTTGCTAAGGATTTACACCATTACTTATCAGAATCAGCAATGGGTTCTCCTTTAGGTATAATGTCAAGAGATGAAAGATTTGACTTAAATGCTCTCATGGGAGCACCATTTAAGTTCTCGGAAACTGATGACCCACCTCTTCCGGGTACAGTTGAGTTTGGTAGAAGTTATGCTAAGCAATTCTTATCTTGGGGACAAATAGTTACATTCTCTCCCGGAACAGCACTGTTCTTACCCGGAGTTTCAAAAGAAACTAAAGAAAACTTTGCTGGTTCTCAATCAAATACTGGAGAGGGAGCTGATTCTACAACTGATATAGAAGGTTTACAATCGGCTATATTTGATAAGAGTGGTGGGAAACTATACGCTTTTACTCCAGCAAAAACAACATACTTTGCATACGTTAATGTGATATGGAAGCACTTATGTATGCTCGCTGGAATATCTAATATGAACAGCCAAATCGCAAGTTATGTAACAAATGGAGCAACGTCTGATATCGCTCATATAGATTGGGGTAAAACTGTAGATGTTGGAAATAGTTTACACAGAATACTACTAGAACAAACTGGGGTATCTGGTGGACAAAAGGCTGCAAGTGGACTTATGGAAAACTTTAAGGCTTGGCTTGGAGATACTTCATTTCTAGCGTCTCTTGACTCAACTCAAGCTTACATTCCTTTCTATCATGATGGACCTATAACCTCAAATGATGCGTTTGATAACCAAACTGGAGAGTCTATGATAGGACAAAAGATAAATGAATTTGGTGGAGCTGAACTTATGAGAGAACTTGCGTTTCTTACAGGTAAGTCTTATGAAGCTATAGCTGAGCAAGATGATGAAGGTAAAGCTACACAAACATCAGATGCTAAATCTATAATAAAAGGTAAACTATGGGGTATAAAGACTATAGTGCCAGATATATGGAAAGATGCTTCATCTTCATCAAGAGAGCACACATTTACATTTAGATTTGCTTGTGCTGAAGGTTCGATGGAATGTTATGCTATGCAATGCCTAAGACCACTTGCACATCTTCTTGCAAATACACTACCTATACACAGTGTAGGAAACTTTGGATTCTCAGCACCACTTCTATGTAGAGTATATGCAAGAGGTATATCAAATATAGACGTTGGTATGATTACTTCTCTTGCAATACAAAAAGACCCCAAAAGTGTTGCTGCAAATGGAATTATGACAGATATGACAGTTACAGTTACAGTAAAGGATTTAACACCTATAGTTGCTCTACCACATTCAAGAAATGGATTTAGAGCACAAACAGCTGTAGGTTATATATCTGTACTTGGTGGACTTGCTGGAGTTAATGCTACTATGTTCCCGTGGCAAAATCTTGAAGTTAAAGTAGGACTTGAAGGACTTAAGACACTACTATCACCTACAGCAAATATAGCTGGGTTTGGAAGATATGTGTCTGATAAGATAGGAGCAATAAAAGTCTGGTTTAGAAATTAAGGAGGAAAGATGCTTAAGTTTTCAGGAGCGAAAGCTAAAGAAAGAGTAAACTATACAAAGGAAAGGTATACTCCAAGTTACATAGAAAAGGTTCCTCAAAGTGAAAGATTATTTCCATACTTTGATGAAAGACTCGTAATTACTGTACACGGAGAACCAATAGCAGATTCTCGTCCAAGATTTATGAAAGAAAGAGATGGAACTTATAACCCTCATAAGGCTTTTCTTATGAGGGTTTTTAAATCTGTGTATGAACAAGATGAGCTTCTGCAAAGAACTCTTATAGAAAGACCTCTTGGTATGAGAATTAAATCCTTTGTAACACCAGAAAAGAAAATTTCAAAAGCTATCGGAGTTGATATAATTGATGAGAAATCGCTCTCTATCAAACAAAAAGATAACGATAACATCGAAAAAGTACACTGGGATGTAATGCAAGATGAAAAGTATTCTGTCATTTTAGATGACAGATTAGTTGCGTTTAATGAGACAATACAGATGTATTCTATAGACCCTAGAATAATTCTTGAGATTCATTATCCAAGTGATGAAATGCTTAAAATGCAATCTAAATACTTTAAACCGTATATAGAGCATATTGAGCGTCTTGCAACTTACAGAAAGGCTAGAATATATCCAAAGTATATATTTACTATATCTAATACTAAGATAGCTAAGTTTCCAGAAGTATTCTTTAATAACATATCAAAGTGTGAGCTTACTGGGAAACAAGTTGAAAACATTTTGCACCTTTATAAAGCTGAAGAAATAAAACTTCTTATGGAGTATCTAAAGGCAAAACCTTTAACTAGAGATAAGAATGTGGCTTATATAAAGGAAGCAGTTGTAAAAGGAACTTATCCTATAACCATTAAAAAGAAGAACTTAAGGAGGCTTAAATAATATGATGGATAAAAATAAATTACATTTAGTTGCCTGCTATGCGGCATCTATTTGTGTTGATGATAGTTACACAAGATGTAAAGAGGCATTAGATAAAGATAGTGTAGATGAACTACTATCTGATGCTGTAGTTAAAAGAAGTTTGATACTAGCTTCTATTCCTGTAGTAAAAGATAACGATGTTATTAAAGCTGTAAAGAATGATGATTATTTTATAAACAGCTTTAAGTTACAAGTTAAGACACTTGTATCAACGACTAAGTTTTATAATTAAAATTAAAATATAAAGGAGGATAAAATGAATCCAGAAGCTTTACAAGATATAAAGGAAATAGCTTATAGAAACGCGGATAGTGAATCGTATGCAGTGTTTTTAGCAACTACTGTATGGAAAGCTATTCCACAAAATATTAAAGATAAACTTACCAAAGATAAAGATGGTAATGTTGTTGTAAATGATGTAGATGCTTTAACTATATTACAAGGAGTATTACCAAATATTATAGGAGAAGAGGAACTTAAAAATCTGATAGAATCTACTTATAAAGATAAAGATTTAGATTTACAAGAGCTTTATGATTTAATGACTTTTGAAGAATTGAAAGATGTTGTTAAAGAAGAAAAGGTACAACTAATAGCGGAAGCTGATACAGAAAATGAAGTTAAAGACTCAACTAAGGATTTAACTGATATTTTAAATAAAGATGCTGTACCTAATATTTTAAAAGTAATAGCATCTACAGTTCAAAAAGAAGTTAAGAAATCGAATGAAGAACTTGAAAAAATTGAAGCGGATGAAGTGTCTCTTATTAATACTTCTAAAGGAGAAGAGGGTAATGGAGATGATGATGTAAATGGAGCTTTTAACGACAATCCAGATGAAGATGGAACAAATACTAACGATGACCAAAGCCAAGTTACCGACAATACTAATGATGATGAGTCTGGCAATTCAAATGATAATCCGGATGCTACTGAAGGTTCTGGTGAAGGTGATAACCAAGAAGATAAGACAAATAATGATAAGCCGACTTCGGAAGAAGAGAGCCCAACAGCAGGAGAAGACGGAGAATTATACTCAGAAGCCGTCAGAGTAAAATATCATACAGAACTATATAAGAACTTAGTATACAGAGTTAAAAACTCAGTATCTAAATATGTATATAATTCTCTTGCGAATGGAGAGGATGTAAATGAAAGAACTAAGCTATCTCTTGCTATTGCTTCTTATGGTATTATTACATTTGGTTATTTACTTGACTATCTAAATGTAATGGGTGTACCTGAATATGCAAGTAGAGCAGAAGCTGTGCTTTCTTATTCAAAAGAAGGAGAAGGTGATATTTAATGCTAGTTAAATTCATAAGAGAAGATAAGAAGAACTTAGAAACTATAATGGAAGTTATAGGTATCACTAGAACTTCTCTTGATACTAAAGAGAGAAGACACAATGGTCAGTTCAACCAAGATGGAGAAGCAGTATATGAAGAAGTAGATAAGTTTGGACAAACTACAATATATTCTTATTCTGGAATATTCTGTACTCTTGATTTGGAAGATAGTAAGCATAATGCACTTGCTCAAAAATTCAATGGTTCTAATGGACTTATAGCTACTATAAAAGTAGACAAAGATGGAAAGATTACAATAAGTTAATTGGTGTGGCGGAATGCCACACCTTAAACTTAATTTTTTTTTTTGTATTCTTTTCAAAAACAGCCTTTTGAGGTGGTTTTAGTGAAGATTACTAAGTTTACAACTTTTTATAAAATAGATTTTGATGAGAAGAATAGGAAAAGAGAACTGTATTATTCTCAGGATTTAATGAACGCTTTATCTACTATCAACTATGCAACTGAAGAACAAGAACCGTTCTGTTATATACTAGGAGAGAAGAACTTAAGAGTTCCTAGAGGAGTTGGAGATACTTGGCTTATGAATAAGCTTGGAGTATATGGAACTATACATGAAGGTCCTACATTTCCTTACGATAGTACAAAGTATTTCAATATTAATAAGAAACCTTTTCCTGAACAAATGAAAGTTATATACTTATCATTAAAAGCTTTTAAAGCTGGTCATACGCAAGTTATAATAGATATGCCTACAGGACGTGGTAAAACATTTACAGCAACAGCTATAGCATCTGAGCTTGGGTGCAATATACTTGTGCTTGTAAAGACTGAAGTTCTTTTAAATCAATGGGCAGGAGAAAAGGGTTCGTTTGCAACCCATACGAAACTTCGTCCTAGATTTATATGTGCAATGAGAGGTTCTAAATGGTTTATGTCAACTTATGAAGAAAACTTAGGATATAAGATATTTGTAACAACTCATGCAACTCTTCGTTCTATAATAGACCAGCAAGGTTCTCCATTTATCACAGAATGGTGTATAAAGAATAAAATAGGACTTAAGATATTTGATGAGTTTGATACTGAAGTTGACAGTATGCTAAAGCTTGATTTTATAACTTCAGTTAGATATAATTTGTATTTGTCTGCAACTACATTTAAAAATGGACAGTATGATGATGCGGCTTTTCAAAAGATGATAAAGGATATACCGAAATATGGTAAAGACTTCTATGTAGAAAAACCAAATAGAATAGCGTATATCTACGGCTTTAAATCAGAACCTACAAGAGAAGACAGAAAGACTTGCTATAATTATAAAGGGAAGTTTGTTCCCGATAAGCACATGGCTCTTAATATGAAATCACAAGGTTTTTGGGATACTTTAAAGAATATAGTGAAAACTCACGCTATGCCTGTATATGAAATGGATAAAGGACATAAGATAGTTATAATGTGTGGAAAGATTGAAAACTGTAAAATAGTTAAAGACTTTCTAATAGAAAACTTTAATATTCCTTTAAAGCATATAGCTGAGTTCCATAGTGAAGTACCTAAAGGAGAAAAGGAACTTGCACTTACAAAGCCTTTTATTATATCTATTACAGATAGTATAGGAAGAGGACTTGATATATCTAAGATTAAGCTTACAATAGATATGGAAACTTATGCAGGGGGCTCAATATTCAAACAGGCTACAGGAAGAAATGGTCGTGTTGGTGGAGAGACTGGTATTTATATTAAAGCTATAGATAAGTCTTTTATGGAGAGTATAAGATATTATAAGAAACTACATAGGTTCTTCGATGAAGAATTTAAAATGTTCAAAGAAATAAATATATCAAAACATCTGGAAGGAGAAGATAGAAAATGAGTATAAGAGAAATAGTAACTACTGCTTGGGACGCAATTATGAAAACTGGAATATTCATAATGATACTCAACTATGCTGTATTTCGTAATTGGTACAAATACAAGAGATATGGAAAAATCAATAGACAAGTGAAGATGGAGTTTACAAGACGTAATGGTTGGTACATATTTGTAATGATATATGGAATACTTGCATGTATGTACATGTATGCTAACTGGAGATGATAGTATGATACATAATGAGAAGTATTTAGTTTTAGATGATGTTGTGTATTCAACTACACACATCTTACTAGAGCTAATGGCTAAAGTATATCTGAAATTCTATGAGAACTCAGAACTCTTGGAAACTGCTGATGACGAGACTATAAATAACTTTGCATCAATTACACATATATTAAATGTGATATATCAAGATGATAGACCTTATCTTAAGAACTCACTATTTAATATAGCTATGACAAGACCTGTTGACGATTATATAGTTGTGTCTGAGGAGCTCTTAGACTGGCTTTTAAGCCAATTTAGTAGTTTAGATGATGTAATTGTTAGGTCATCACCTATAATGGCTTTAGTGGGTGCACCAGAGGTTATATGCGTGTATCAGCCTAAAAACAAATTAGAAAACTTAGCTATAAGAAAGCTAGGACTTAATAAGTATGTAGATAAGAATAGCCTTATAGATGATATAGAATTCTTTAAGCAACTTGATGAACTCAAAAAAGAAGCAAAAGACGATAGACCATCTATACTTACAGCTAATCAAAATGTACTTAACAATTATGGCGAAGACTTCCCAATTCTTGCACCAGTTAATTTTCCTTGGTTTCCAAAGAATACAGTTGGTGTTGTAGAAGTGTGGGGTTTAGATAGTTTTAAAAGAAAAGATGAAAAGGAGAAAGAAGAAAATGGAAATTAATGTAAAAGACAACTCAGTACAAGAAGAAAGAAAAGAAATACTGCTTGAATCAAATCACGCAGAAGTAAAGCCTGAAGTAATATCTCATATACTTCATGATATGGCACAAGTTTTAGAAAAATCTTATGGTCCTACTGGAGCTTCAACTCTTATGATTACAGGAGATAAAGAAAATGCTATGGGAACTATGACGAAAGACGGATTTACTTTACTTTCTAAAACTAAATACTTCCACCCATTACCTGTAGCTTTAAAGAAACTACTTTTAAATTCAATGCTTGGAGTTTTAAAGACTGCAAGTGATGGTACTACAACTACTACACTTCTTATTGATAAGCTATACGCTTCAATGCACAATAACTTTAAAGCTATGAAAATACCAGCACAAGTATTTCAAAATATAGCAAAAGGTGTAGTTAAAGATATAATAGAAGAAATAGATAATATTGCTATGTACGGTGAAGCAAATATTGAAGATTTATTTGGTATAATAGAGACTACTACAAATAATGATGAAGAACTTGCTGATACTTTAAAAGAAGCTGTAAATGAAGTAACTGATGGCGGAAGATATCTAAATGATATATCTTTAACTTTTAAACAAGATGGAACTGTACAAGGTTCTAAATATGAAATAAAAGAAGGATATACAATACCAGCTTCTCCTATAGGATTTCCAAGAGCGGTTCTAAGAAGAAAAGTAATTCCTATTATAGTTAATAGTAATATCGGTACAGGAGAGACTATAAGAGCTCTTATGACTTTATATACTGCTTTAGGTAGAAGCTATGCTGAAACTATAAAGCAAGGAGTTAATATAAATCAATTACCACCAGTTCTTCTTATAACATATAACCTTCAATATAAAGAAGTGCTTGAAAGAGAAATGGTTTTATTTGCAAACCAATTAAAAGAAGAGTTTGACTTAAATACAGTACCTGTATATATCCTTGAATTTAACTATGATGGTTCACTTATGTCTTTAAACGAACATAGAGACTTTGAATACTTAATAGGACAAACTCAAGCTTATGAACTTGATAAGAAAGTAAAAGATATATTCCCAGATGACACAAATCTTCCGGAAGAAAAGAAAGAAGAATCTGTCGTTAAATATGTATTTGATAGATTCATTTCTGGTAAGATGCAAACTGTAGATGCTATTATATCTAAATCTTCTACAACTTTATATAACTTCAATGAAGAACGTAAGGAAGAGCTTAAGAAATCACTGGAAGAAGAAATAGAAGATAATAGCTCAGATAAAGAAAAGGTAGAGCTTCTACAAAGAAGACTAAGACGTGTATCTGGTAAATATGCTGAAATAACTATAGGTGGAGAAAATAGCTGGGATATAGGAAGAAAGGTAGATGCTATTGAAGATAGTTTAGGTGCTATAAGAGCGGCTATATCATCAGGAGTATGTGGTGGAATGTCTACACTTATTATGAAAGTGTATAATAGAGTTGCTCATAAATATAGAGGTAGAACTCATCAATTTGTAATACTTAACGATATCTATAATGCCTACCATAGTTTATTTGATATACTTCTTACAAATGCTGGAGTACCACCAAGAACATTTGAGACACATCAAAGTGGTATAATACAACCTGTAGGATTTATTGATACTCATTACAGCGTATACTTTGATATAGATGAACTATTAAAAGAATTTGATTCAAGAAAGTCTATAAGATTTTCATTTGATATACATTCTATATTAAACGCTATTACTAAAGGTAAAGAAGTTAAATCTGCTGACCATATTGCTTTCCATGTACTTAATAGTATAGATGGGGAAAAGAGAATACTTGAAGCATCAGTTCAAGCTGTACTATCACTGATTTCTATGAACCAAATAACTATGCCAGACCAATATGATGTAGCAGCTTATACTACAAATACATTATAAAAAAAAAATAAATGTACAACTATATAGTATAAATTGTGAGAAGAGGATACGTAGTTAAATTACTATTAATATTTATATTAGAGAATAACGTGTATTCTTGTAAGTACGACTCGTACGGTTTGTATCCTCTTCTCTACTTATATAATATATATATTCAAAAATTAATACTGGGCGTAATGCCCAGTATCTCTTTAATTTGTAATTTCTATATATTTGTGTAATACTTCTACAAGTATAGATGTATTACCATCATCAGCTGCTTTATTGTAAGTTAAAGTAAGAACCTTATTAGTCTTATTAAATGAAAACTCCCAGCTAGACTTATGTGACTTCATTGTATATACCATGAATGTAGCAATATCACTTAGAACTCTTGCTTCTTCATTGGTATCATCTAATGTAAATGTGAATGTATTAGCTCCAGCATTTATATTTCTTTTAAATAAACTTCTTTTCTTATATAAATACTTTTTAACATTTCCATTTATTTCAAGCTCAGCCTGTCTTGCAACTATTAAACTATCTACTCTTTCAGATAACTTCTTAGTTACTTCAGCAGAAGCAACCTTATCATTTCCACCTTGAGAGACAACTGTTGTAATATCTTTCTTATTAACTGAATTACTTTGTACAAACTTAAGTGCTTTACCTGTTGCTATATCACTATCAGTTATATTAAGTACACCACGGGTATTATCAGGTGTACCATCAGATATTGTAGCTTTATTTACAGAAGATACTTTATACACATGTATACCTGCTGTAGCTGTAGTAATCTCAGTATTCTTAGGAAATGCAGTAGGAGCTTCAGTTGTTGCGAAATACATAGATATATCTCCAGCTGAAGTTGCAGTAGGCATATTGCATACTAAAAACTTCTCGCCATCTTTAATATTTGTAAATGCTGATATCTCAGCTTCACTTCCAAGAAGAACTGGTATCTTAGTCCAGTTAATTGCTCTTTGATTAGCACTGTCTTGGAATCTATTAAATATATCAAGTGCTACTGGCAGTTCGACAAACTTAGTTCCGTTCCAATAATGAAGTGCTGTTTCTGTATCATTTAAGAATGGTACACCAGTACAGATATTTGCATATCTTGTAACTTCATTCTTATTCTTTGGGTCATTTGATAAGTTTATCTTAATTTCAACTGAAGTAGCGTCTCTTGTAGTAGAGATATATCTCCAGTGTAATCTACCTTTACTATCGGTTGCTGTAAATCTATTAACTCTTAAAAGCTTCTTTTCATCAAAACCATATATGGCTGTAATCTCTGATTTCATTTGGTCTATATGGTCAAATGAATATAAATCATCAGCGTCAGTTATAAACGGTCTTAAAAGTCTTATATCCTTTAATGGCATTATTATTAACCTCCCTTTACTTATTAAAATTCCTAAAAAAATGTTTGAAAATGAGTTATTTGGTGGGGATAAACCCCACCATTTAGCTATAGCCTTACAAAGATGACTACCAAATTAATGTTTTTCAATTATATATTATAAACGTGAGAAGAATAAACAACGGCTCATATTATTGTGCGTGTCGCATTAATTATTTCTAAGCCTAATTACAATCCTAATAATGTTGAGTCACGCAAAGGTTGTTTATTCTTCTCAATTATTTATAAGTTTATTTTTTTTTTTATCTTTCATATTGCTTTCCATATAACTTCTCTATTGCTATAACTCTACATACTTTACCATTATGGTCTTTTACAAAGAAGTCATTAAATTCTATATCTTTTGTAACTTTAGATATATCAAATATATCAAGCCAACATTTAACTCTTGAAGCCATAACTCTTCCTTTAGCATCTTTAAAGTCAGTTCTTTTAAGAAGCACTTGAGAAGTATCAGGACAAGTTAGTTTAACTCTATATGCTAAAGGTTCATCACATATAGAACCTAATGCTATTATAGTAGCTCCAGTTCTATAATCTACAAGTCTTGAGTATATAGTTTGACCTTTCTTATTATAAATAATTTCTCTATACCATTTCTTTATTTCACGATAAGTTCCTGTAAAATCTTCAATGTAATGCTCTTTATCCTTATCTCTTATGTAGTCGCTATTCATCACTCAATCACTCCTTTTAATTAAACCTTTTCCATAAAGACTCATTGTATATATTGCTTGTATCTTTATGGATATAATCTCTAATAGTTTTCCTTACCTCATTTTCAGACACATTGTCATATATTTGCTTACAGACTTTCTTGACTATTTCTTCGTTTTGGAAAAATGTATTAATTTCATTCCATATATCTTTACCTAGTTTATCTTCCCAGTATTCAAAGTGCCAATCTGGAACTCTATATTCTTTACTAGGGAAACTAGCATATCTTTTTATATTGTATTCGGCTACACTGTCTACTACATTATCTGGGTTATATCTTTTACCATAGTCTACACTACGTGATAGTATATTATATATGTCAGGTTCATCTCTATCAGCTGATGCTACTATCTCAGCTTCTATTGAGAAATAGTTATCTTCAAAGTGAGACGAATGTTGTAGTATAGCATTCATTATTATAATTTTTTCGCTGTTAGTAAGTTCTATACCTTCAGTTAGCTTACCTTCTTTAAATAACTTAGCTGACATTATATTGTGGTCTTCCCTTTCAATACAAGAACCAGCATCGTGAAAGTTAGCCGCAAGTATTACGCATTTTAAATCAGCTTCTATATTCTTCTTATCTTTAAGCCACATATACATATCAAGAGCTCTTTTCTTTACAAGTTCTATATGGTCTCCCATGTGAGCCGCATCAGCTCTTGTGTAGAAATCCATAGTATTCATATGTGCTTTGTGCTCATATTCTTCATTAGTTACCATAGGATTACACCTCCTTTTTGCTATAAATTTGTTAGTGAAAGAAGCAACATTCGTTTAGAAATAAAGATTTTTTCATTAGAAAATCCTTTTATATTATATTAAGTAAGTGCGTGTCGCATTCACCTAAATACATTTAGAAATATTATAGTGACAAAAGAGTTTCTGACATTTATTGTCACTCACGAATTTCTGTTTTTACAAATGTATCATAACTATTACTTTATATGGAAAACCGAGCTGGGGGTAACCCCAGCACAACCATTGTTTAAAATTAAAATAACACGAATGTAGTTGATTATGTTTTTATATAATCACTCTCCGAAAATATTAAAATAAAGAATAATATGTACGTGTCGTCTTAATTACCTTTTACGTTGATGCGTAAAATTTGCAAAGGACGGAATATCGCTGGGTATATCCCAGCCTTATTCTCAGCTTAAAAATTATGAAACATCTATATGATATCGAAATACGTGTGGCTACCGTATAACATCAGTCGCGAATGATGTTGGGTCATGTCGACGCCCCGAGGGTTCAAATCCCTCCGATATCCGTAATATAATATGGACAGGGGTATTCCCTGTCCGCCAAAATTACACAACACTAGAGTACGAAGAGTGTAGATTGTGGTACGAAACATGAGTGGTTGTGCATGTGCTATAGTGTGTCGTCCTAAGCTTAGATGGCGATACTCATAGGCTTCTTTCAATCCTAGGTAGTAGGAAAGAACCAAGGTTCGACTCCTTGCTATCACAATACTATACCACCGGTGATTAGATGATGGCTAGGGGTCGATGCCCTAGCATTATCGTTCGTCCAAAATTTGAAATAACATAAGCTTAGGATGTTATACTGGCAAAGCTGAAAACATGAATGGGTGTGCATGTGGTATCTCTTGCCGGCAGATACGCGGTGCTGCGTCCGGACCAAGCACCTTAGGGTTCGATTCCCTATCAGACAGTTCCTAACGTCCTTAATATAGATTCATGCTGGGGTTATTCCCCAGCACTATCTACATCTATTATTTTATCATTTTCTTTTGCTATTTCTTTTATTTTATTTACAAAGTCTTTTGGTCTTGTAAATGAATCTTCTTGCGGTACATGTGTTAGATAAGTTCTAAACGGTCTTACAAGTACATTAGTAAGATTAGCGTAGTTAAGAGGAGCTGCCATCTCTTGTATATTTAAGAATATATCAAGATTGTATCTAAGTTGACATCTTTCCTTTTCTGTATGTATCATAAAGAAAGGTGATGAATACGCTTCTGATAGTCCATTAGTTACATAGTCTCTTAATGCTTTCTTAAATGCTTCT